TTTAGGTTCAGTTCCCCAAATAATTTCAAGCAACTCTTCCAATGCTTTTAATTCACTCATTTTCTATCTCCTTTATTCTTTCTTGTAATGTATCTATATCGTCAAAACCTTGAAATTGTATAACCATATCTGTCATAGAAGACATACACCAAACACAGAAGGCAACAGGCGATATTCCAAAATAACCAATAACATCTCCATTGTCTTCTTCTATTTCAGAACAACATATATTACATTCTTGTTTCAAATAAATTTCCTTGATTTTTATGGTCTTTATAATTCTTAGATGCTTTTTTATAATAAGCTGAGTTTATTTCTATGCCAAGAAAATTGCAATTATAATCGTGGCAAGCTATAGCAATATTTCCAGACCCTAAATGCGTATCTAATATTAATTGACCACTTTTTGCATATTGCTTCAATAACCATTTATAAAGCTTTACAGGCTTTTCAGTTGGATGTATTTTGTTTTTAATTCTATTATTCATTCTAAATATTTTAGCAGGCCTATTAAAAGATGTCCAAGCAAACTCCCAAGCGCTAAAATTAGGAAAAGGTTGTTCTTTGTCCCAGCATATAATCTCTCTTGTAGGCGGTAAATTAAAATAATTGCCGCCCCATATGATCTGGTTTTTAGAAACCCTAAGTAATTCTTTAAAATATAAAGCATCAGGAGCTTTGTCCCACTTACTTTTATCCATTTCTTGAAATATTCTATTTTTTAAAACCCCTGTTCCTTGTTCTGGGTTTTCACTAAATTCTGGAAGACCATATGGAGGATCAACTATTGCCAAATCAAAATAATTTGTTTCATATTCTGGTATTACATTCATACAATCATTATTTATAAGATTAATTTTATCCATAATATATCGAGGGAAAGGATTAGATTGGCGGGTAACCAAGAGAGTTAAGTCCCTCCCCTCGAAAACCTGTTATCTTTTTCTATATTGTATGCAATATTTATTAAAAAGGTCTACAAATCCTTTTTTTGTAAACCTAATCTTCTTTAACTCGACACTTCCAACAACTCCAAACTTTCTCTTAAATCTAGTTATGCTTTTTTTAGCGTCAAGTTGATTAGTATGCAATGTGCAATATTCAACATCTCCGTCTTCGTATCTGCACACATAAAATCTTCTTAAATTAAATTCTTCAGCTTTCACATTATCTCCTATAAATAGTTTTTTAACTCAATTAAAGCTTTTTTAGGCATATCATAACCTTGCTCATACATAATAAATAATGCATTAATGCAAGTTTTTAAAACACTATCCAACTCATCGTCATTATAAGACTCTTTTATTGTTTCTAAAAACTCTTTAAACTCTTCTATTTTAATATTTTCTTCCATTATTTCCTTTTTGGCAATATTCTTGCTTTGCAGCAACGAGAATCACCATTTCTTTCAATTTCAGTATAGCTCTCAAAACTACGGCATTTAGAACAATATCCCTTATAAAACCTGTTAGTAGAATCAAGCTCCCAAACAACTTTTTCTTTTGGCACTTCTATCTCATCTTCCCATCTTTTTTGATTTATAAAGGTAGATGGATTAGGGATAAACTGCTTTTTAGTTTCACTTGCTTTCCAAAACTTGCAATAATTTATAAGTCCACTATAGGCATCATGCTTGTCTTTAATAGATAGCTTTTTAAAACTTTTTTCAGCAGTATAACGCCCAACCTTTTTTGGGTAGGCGCTATAAAACTCCTCAAAACTAACTTTTTTAAAATTAGGCATATTAAAAAGGTATGTCTGCATCAGTTGCTTCCTTAGAGTTTTTATAAACAGATAGTTCTGACTCTAGTTCCTTGATTATAGTTTTTAGTCTGTCTACCTCTCTTGGTGTTGGCGATGCTTCCTTTATCCTCTCTGCAGATCCACCACTATTCATCTCGTTAAGAGTAAGACCATTAACTTTAAAGAAAGTGATCTCGCCTTCTTCACACTTCTCAATAGTGATATCGTCTCCTTCTCCAGCACCTAGTGTTTGAATCATGGTGTGCAGAGATGGGGTTGCAAAAAAACTATCCTCATCATCATTTATGCCTGATTTAATTCCATATAAATACCATGCTCCGTATGAATTAGTCCCTTCTTTTGGACTATCAAATGCAAGCACAACCTTTCTTGGCTCTCCAACTTTAAATTTAAATGAACTCATTATTTGTCTCCTTTGTTAAGATTGTAAAAAGATTCTACTGCCTCATCAATTCTTCCTGTTTCAAAATGCGATATAATGTCCTGCGCTTCTGTGTGACTAAGGTTGCTAAATATTGACTTCACTACCTTCTTGTCATATCCTTCTTTATACTTTAATATTTCAACAATTCTAGTTCCCTGATAGCTGCTCATAGGCTTTTCATCTTTTTTAAAATCGTCTGCCTCTACTTCTGAAGATATCCCATATTCGTAGGCCTCAATAAGCTTTAAAACACAACGATCAATTCCTCTTTTTTCTGCCATGCAGCCATAATATTTGCTTGTACAATTAGACTTGTCGGCTTCGCCAATGCTTGAGATCTGTTTGTAATTAGTATCTGTGTTTCCATCGCTATTAACTACATCCCATTGTCTTTCCATAGTAATTAAAAACCTGGCAAAATCTCTTTCAGTATTAAGAACTTTAATTTCTGTTAGGGTAATATTTTCAATAGTAGCAATTTTCTCAATAGCATCATGCGTTAAAATCCATTTCCTGGAAGGTTTGTGTGGCCAACAATCAGCTTCTTTATCTAAACCATATTTATTACATATTTTATCTACTAGCATTTAACTCTCCTGTATTAAATTAATAACATTTGTTTGAATCAATATAATTGAATAAGAGTAATGATGTCAAGTGTTTTTTTTCGCTTGACATTATAATATAATGGCTCATATATTTATAGTCCGTTGCAGGTTTGGTTTAAATCTTTTGGCTGCAATGGTTATAATGCCTATACCAAAAGGGGTTCGATGCACATAGGCAATCAAACTGAAGAAATTTGAGATGCATCTATATTTATAAGGATGAAAAATGAATTTCCGTTCCTTGTCACTTATTATGGCCTGGAATATGCACAAGGCGACTCTGAAGGTTGTAACTTTATTAGGCATAGAAATCCTCCTCTGTTGAGGGGTAGGGACTTCTATGCTTTGCTCACTAAAGGTTGTATTATTTAAAAGCTTTAAGGATCTTAAAAAGAAGGATTAAAACTTGATTTTTATAGACTAAACTAAAATTGATCAAAATAACAATTAAGATCATAATCAGAAAATATAAAAATTCAATCATTATTCGACAATTTTAACATATATAGGGTTATGAGGACTAGATCCTAATCCAGAACTATTAACCTCAAAATCTTCGTTTGAAGAAGTAATTCCAATATCGCACCCATTTATTAAAAAACATAAAAAATAGCCTAACGCTATCAATCTTAAATTAATCATTTTAACTCCTATTGTTTATCCGTAAACTTGCTCACCAAATAATGCATTCTGTAATATCGTATCATATGTCCGGCCGTCTGCTCCCCCACAATCAAATGGAAAATACATTCCACCATTATCAAGATATTTCTGAAATCCTTTAACCATCTTTGCTTGTGTCAATTTATGCTTTTCTCCTTCCATTGTGATTAATATAAGCTCTCCACCTAAACCAACCACATCAGATGCATATTCGCCACCCTTGTAATCATCATCTTTTACCCTTACTTTAAGCAACCAATAATTGCTTCCACCTTCAAATGCTCCAACTAATGCCTCTTCAATATCATTTGCTGAAACATCAATTGTTTTTTTTACTTTTCCTATTTTCATTCTTCCTCCCCATCGTGATGACATGCATGTCGTTGTGTAGCGCAAGCATAACATTCTAGGCGCTCTATTTTCTTTTCTAACTCTTCTATCTCATGCTGCAATTTCGCTATTAAAGCGTCTTTTGTAAAACTCATTTTAACTCCTTAATTAAGCCTAAATTAAGCATATTCTCTATTGTTATTTTTTCTTGATAACAATCCCAACAATAAGAACCGCCCTCTTTTGGATTTTTTTGATTCCACCAATTGTAAGTTGGATTACAATTTACTTTTTTACATTTATCACAAATTTTAGTTAAATGGTTTACTATCATTTTAATAATCTTCCAAGTCTACATTCTGTAGGTGTTGTTTTATTTTGCGATTTATATTTCTATTAAACTTATAAATTTCAGTAAGTATAGATTTGTAAAAAGTATGATCTCTTAACAAATTATCAATATTTATTTTTTTCATTTTAAGTCAATCTCCTTTATGTATTTCTTTGCATTGTTTTCTATCTGATCCTTAATATAATTTCTACCAAAGTTGCGCCCTACACCTCTAATTTTAAGCCACTTATCAAACTTATCTTCATCTATTTGTAATTTAAAATCTATTCTTATGTTTATCATTGAATCTCCTTTAACAAACTTTTTATTACCAAAATAATAATCATAATGCTCAGTATAATATTTTTCCATTTCTAATCTTTCTTTTTCTGTAAGATCCATACACATTATCTTTGCTCCATATATACTTGAAATAGTTTATTATGCTTATGCGCATAAAACATTATGTCAATTAATTTATTAGTTATATCTTCCTCTTCATAGCCTTCACACTCTTCGTCCATACGCATTTTTTCAACAACCCACAATATAAAAAACTGAAAAGTTTCTGTATCAACATAATTAATTATATGACTAGGCTCAGAGGGCAAATTTAATACTTTCATTCTTCCTCCTTAATAATTTTTATTTATAAAATCTAAAAATGTTATCTCGCCTTGCTTTGTGTCAAAATCTCTAAACTCATCTAAAGTATTAAAAATCATATCAACATCGTGTAAGCTAAAATTTTCCTCTAACCACTCAACAAGTTTTGCATCTTTATCTACTCTTACTAAATCTTTCATTTTTCCTCCTTAATGTTGTTTGTAATATGATCTAATCTTTCTTTATGATCTTGTAGAAATTTCTGGTATGTTTTACTGCTTTCTAATAGATTAATAATTGCTTTAGGAATGTCAAAATTATTTTCCAGATAATCTAAAATATTATGTATATCTGAAAAACTTTCAGACATAGCATCATCAAAAGCTTCATCATTATCCCTTATATCGCATTTAAATACATCTATAAAATAAACATAAGGATATTTTTCAGACTCTTGTTCTCTTATTAATTCAATCTCATCATTTTTATAAACAATTGATGCTATTTGATATTCAGCATTTACATTTGGAATATATAATACAGGAATAAAATTATGCTTAACTTTATCCCAATGTTTACAACAATCAGAACCATTAGTGAATGGATTACTCATTGCGGCATTTTCTTTTATAGCTTCAGTATCATCCCAATCCATAAACTTGATCCCGTGAAAATAACCTGTTGGAATTCCATCTTCAATTATAATAGAATTAAAATCCGAACCAGACCCGTATAACCAAGAGTTTTCTGGATGCCTCCAATATTGCTCTGTTAATTCCAGAGCGTGCTTTAAACATTCTACATCTACTATTTTTTCACAATTAATAATTACCTTCATTAAATAAACCTCCCATTCAAATTATAATCAAAAGTTTCAACCAATTTATTATTTAATTCATTATACTGATGAATAGTAAGTTCTGTTAAATCTGAAACTTGAACATCATCTTGTAAATCAGAACAATAAAAAATTAAACAATCATCTTCAACAAAATAATACCCTTCAATTCCATTTATACAAACCATTTTAACTCCTATTGTTTACCCGTTTTATAATATAAAATTTACACAAAAATACAATCAGATCATAGCTTATAATTGAATATAATAAAAAAACCTCCAGATCTAAATAATCCAGAGGTCTTTTTTTTTCTTTATTGTCTTGTATAATCTTTGACAATTTCCCATTCATCAGAATGTTCTAGTATATCATCGTAATATAAGAAAAAGCCGTTTCCAGAAAGATTATTAGGCGGAGTATCATAACTTCCATCATCTAAATAAACTTTATAAAAATCGTGTCCCGACTCATCATAGTATACATCAATTATAACTTTTTCTTTTTTCATTTAACTCTCCTTTATTTTATAATTACCTTCAAACATTTCTACCCAACCATGCTCAAATGCTTCTTGAAATATAAAGTCGTCACTAGCGTCATTATAACTTTCATCTCCTTGACTTCTAAGGTATTTTATAAGCTCTGCATCAGTTTTAAATATTTTCATTTTATTATCTCCTATTTATTATGAATATTAATTCCATTTAAATGGTCAATTTCATGTTGATGTACACAAGCTTCAAAGCCATTAAAAGTTTCTTGAATATAGCCATCTTTAATTAAATGGCTAATTGTAATCCAAGTATGCCTAGTTACTTTATTACATTTATTAGGGAAAGACATACAACCTTCTTCGTGCTTTATAATATCTTCACTAGCATCAACTATTTTAGCATTTATAAAAGTTCTGAATACATTTTTAGATCTAGCAATATAAACATTTTTATTGCCTTTAATCTGATTATGAGCCAAACCTACTGCGTCTTTATTTTTGCCGAACATACAAGTCATTATAAGTTTTTTACCTATTATAATACCTTGTTTATAATCTTCAACATCAGAGCATTTAAAATTTAAATCATTAATATTGGTTGTAATCCTCATTTTATAACCCCCTATTTATTAATAATCTTGGTCTTCTATTTCTGTTGCATCTTCAAAATATCTTTGAATTTCAATAGGTACAACAAACTTTTTATTTGTTTTTTTACATATCCAGATTTCATATTCTACACCATCCCCACCATCATAAAATTCTGCGTTATTATAATCGATTTTATTATTTGTTTCTATTGTTTCGGGCATCATTGTCATTTTTATAGCTCCTTGTTTTATTTATAATAATGCTGCTTATAATATAAAATCATCATTTATTAGTATATTATAAAGCCACTATTTATAAAAAAAAAGAGCGCTAATTAAGCGCCCTTTTTCTATCCTTTTTTTTATTGTGTTTTTAAAAGTAAAATAATAAAGTGAGTTAAAATATAAAGACCAGACGCCCACAAGAAATAACGCCCGTAATTATTCGCTAAGTAATCACAATAATCTAAAAATTTATCGAATATATTTTTATTCATTTTCAACCCCTTTTTTTATTTTGGTTAATCTCATCAGTTGCAAGGTTACCAACCTACACAAGACGCCCAGAGCGGGCGTTTCGATTAGTTGCCGTAAATACTTATAAATTGCTCTGCTTCATCTGGGAAGCGTTCTTCTACTACATTGCAAATAATACCAATCATATTATGACCAAATGTAGTACCTTCTAATTCTAGGCATTTTGCTTTAAGTTCATTTAATGAAGCTGTTTTAATGTTTAATCTACTCATTTTGTTTCTTCCTTATTTTGTTATTTTTATTTTGTAATCTGATCCCGTGAAACTTTGAGATTTTTTTATTTTTAATTTAGATCATTAGAATTTTTATTTTGCAATCTGATCCCGTGAATTATTCTCAATTACAAAACCACTATTAATTCCTTCTTTCATAGTCTTTTTAGAGCCTTTGAAAATCAGACCCGTAATTACATTTTTAGGTTCTAAAAAGCGCAAGTCGGTTTCATCCGCATCAATTACTTTGAATCCTTTGTAAGTTTTTGGGAGTGCATCCGAAAAAACAAAAGACGCCCGCCCGCTATAAGTTCGCATATATTCCAAAGCTTCTGCTTCGTTACTTTCAGCTCTAGAAAAGGTTAAATCATAGTTAAACTGTTTAATAGCTTTGGGGCGTCTTTCTAGCGGATATTTTGTGTAATCATAAAATTGAATATGTTTAAAAATATCCATGATGTTAAGACCTTTTTTAATTCCGTTTTTCTGTATAAAAGCCGTAAATACTTTTTTATGCTTTGCATTATTTAATCTTTTATATTGTAAAAGGTCATCTAATTTAATTTTGATATTCTCAAATGGAATATCTGAGGTTCCATTCAATCTAACAACTGGAATTAAGTTTTTTTTATCTGCATAGGCTACAAAGTTTGAAACTCTTAATACTAAGTTATTTAAGAAAGCAGTTCTTTCATTTAAAAAGAATCTAGTTCTATTTAATCTGCTTTGTTGTATGTAGTTAAATTGACCCCGCCCAGCCATATTTAAACAGACCGCACGACATCCAGAAGTTGAAAAGCTACATACATTACGACCACTTAAAGAAGCAGGCGCTAAATACATGATGGCCGTTATATATCCTTCTTTGGTTCCTTTGCTTGTTTTTGGGTCTTGGTTTATTGTTAGTAAATTATTTTTATTGTAATACTCTTTTAAGTTCATAAGGTTACCCGCCTTTTATTTAGTTATTTTGAAATGATACTATTTAAATAGGTTCTTGTATATACTTTAAGCTTGTAATTTTTTTTGTAATATTTGCAAGCTGCTTCTTCATCTCTTATAGAGTCGAGCGCATCCTCTGCATATTCCCAGCCAGACAAAACTTTTAAGCCGTCTAATATATCACATACAAAGAAACAATAATCTTTATTTTTAATTACTTGTAATTCGTTTTTATTTAACATAAGGTTACCCGCCTTTTTATTTAGTTAAACCCATTGCTTAATTTGGGCGCTAGTCTAATTTACGAAATCTTTTAATATATTCCTAATAATTGAATAGCAGATAAAAAGCCAAATCTAATACTACTAATACTATAGACTAATACAATAAATAAAATATACAAAACAAGTTTTTAAAACATACTAAATAAAATAGATACTATTAACCCGCTATTGTTACGCACGCATCCGGATTAAAAACTACTAAAGGCCTAAGCAGTACAAGCCCACAAGCACCCCCCATAAGCGGATAATTTTTTATAGTTGGGTTCAGATAGCGTGACTCAAAAAAAGAGAAATAGAACTACCAAATCACAATCACAAAAAAATATTGGAAAGAACTCCCAAATAAAGTATATTAAAACTACTATGGAAGAAACTTTAGCAACTAAAAGGGAGGGGGCTGAGGTTAAAAACCGCACTAGATCGTATATTCGCTATAAGAAGTATGCAGAAGCGATACATAAAGCTAGTGGGGAGGGCCGTTGTTGGTGGATCGCAGAATACCTTAAACATACCTTAAAATATTAATGAGTGATATATTAAAGAAGCCTGATGTTATGCGTGCTGTTGAGCTATATGCTTTGCAGCCTGATATAAGTGCTAAAGAAGTAGCTAAGGAGCTTAATGTATCTACTGTAGTAGTATATAATTGGCGCAAGAACCCAAACTTTGTCGATGCTATATACGATAGGTATATGGTAGAGTTTGGATCTGAACTGCCTGCTGTTTTACAGGCTATGATAAGAGAAGCAAAAGCAGGTAATGTGCAGGCAGGAAGGCTTATATTAGAACATAGTGGCAAATTGGTTAAGAATGTTAATATTACGGTAGATAGTCCTTATGAGAAGTTTTTAAAGGCAGAAAAGACTGAGATAGAGTTTGAAGATGCAGAGATTGAAGAGATAGTTGGCTCAATACCTGATATGGAAGTAGAATTGCCTGAGCGTGATACTCAAGACCAAAGAAAACGAGTTTATAAAGAAAAAAAGAAGATTAAAAAAGCAGTACAGTCTGAAAGTAAGAAAAAAGAATACAATAAAAAGCGTAGAGACTGGTACAAATGGATAAAGAGGGCTAAAGATGCAGGTGTAGAGCCATTGCCTTCAAGAAGACCCACTCCCGCACAAAAAGAGGCCTGGATTAATGAAATCAAGTCAAAAGAAAACGAATAAAGATAGAGATGATGGTATAATTTGGTGTATGAAGGAAATCTATATACTGAGAGTAGCTATAAAAACTTTACAAGATCAACTTAACGAGTTGACTCCGCCCCAGAACCCTGAACAATAACAGGATTGTCTATTTCAATGTCTTCAGGGATTATTTGACAAAAACAATTCTCCTTACATACCGAAAAACCACTTGCTGGTAATCCTTGCTCTTGCCATTGATCCCAAGTTAAAACAGTATCTATTCTACTTTGGCAATCATTACATACTCTAGGAGATCCTACGGAAACCCATCTAAATTTTACGCTATTCCCATAAACGGCATCTTGTCCGACCCTAAAACTCTGCATAATTCCAAGTACAATTCCTCGCTTAATGGAACGACTATACTCTCCGAATATTCTTCCTCCTGTTGATAAGTCATTTGAGAGGGTTGTAATAATTCCTGCATCAGACATACCTGCTCCTCTAAGTAACCTAATCTCTTGTTCAATTCTTTCAGCAAAGATAGAACTGAAATAAGCTGTTGCGAGTATTGCGTAATTGATTGATCCTTCGTCTTCTTCTGTTGACTCATTTAATATCTCCTCTAGTTCTTCAGGCATTATATTTCTCGGACTTTTTTCATTCTTATAGACAAAGCCTTTAACATATCCATATAAATTTTCTTCATTGGATCTAGTATATCTTTTTCTGATGGAAAAATAAAAGGTCTTGCAGGAACTTTTTTCTTAATTTTTTTGTCAGGATGAAAAAAAGGCTTGGCTTGTTGCCAGTTGCGGCCTTTATTTTTAAATCCTAAAGGAACATTCTGTACAGTAAATCCTTTTTCATGATACCATCCGTATTCATTCATAGTAAAACCTTTCTCATTTGCTTTTATGCTTCTAAACAAAGATCCTGTTTCAAATAATGGTTTTGTACCACCAGTTCCTCTTTCTTTTCTTAATTGTAAAGTAGAAGCTTTTAGTCTAGGCTTTAATCCTTTAGAAATTCTTTCTTTTGCGCCTTTAGCAGCAGACCTTCCTAATCTCCTAGTGCCTTTATTTAAGATTTTCGGAAGATTGTCTAATAACTTATTAAAATCAAAGTTTCTTTTTGTTACTATGTATTGTGCGGCCAAATTCTTCTCCTAATTTTCTAGCTTGTATTATTTTGTCTGCATTTTGCGCAAGTAATGTTTCTGCAACTTGCTCTGCCCAACTTTTAGGGTCTACTATAATTTCAGCAATATCGCCCTTCAAATCAACATTTATATTATCTTTGAGGCTCTTTATTTTGTTGACGAATTCTTTCAAAGATTGACTGTTGTTCGTTTTTCTGTTTGTTTTCAACGATTAATTCCTCCGCTTCTTTTAAAGTTAAGTCATCATTATACTCTACCATTAATTTAGCTTGTGTAACAAGATTGTTTTGCAGCCTGTGATTATCCCAAAGAATTTGATCTTGCATTGTTTTAGGATATTCTGGCTCATTAAAATCTAATTTTAAACCTTGTGGTAATTTAATATTGTTGTAATCGGCTATTTCTTTTTCTATTTCATACATTTCATGCTCATACATTTTCCAAAGCTCTAAATCATCTTGATAATCTTCAAACCTTTCAAGATCTTTAATCTTTAATGCAATCCCACTTGGAACTTCACCACCATCTTGAGCAAATTGAACATATAAATGGTTATTTTGCGCAACCAAATCAACCTGGAACTTAACAGTTTCTATTACTGACTGTAAATCAGCGTCAGGAGAAACTATATCAAACACAGAACCTTCAGGCAAGTCAAGTATTGTATCTGATCCTGCTCTTTCTAGTCTTTTATCGGCTTGCAGCCCAGTTACATAAGGCTGACCAAACATTTGAAATCTTAACCCTAATTGAAGCTCTGTCATCGTTATATTGACATGCTCATTGCAAGAAACAATGTCATCTGCACCATCTACAAAGAAAGAGTCTAGCTGATTCTCTCTGTGAGTAAATACAAATGGAAGAACTCCGTAGCCATGCTCATATTCTTCTATTATGTTTCCATCTTCATCATATAAAGCATACATTCCTTTATCCCAATAAGCATATGTAAGTTTTTCAGTATAACTAACATCATCTGTATTTGCAATAATAGGATAAACAATAGCTTCAGGCTTAAAAGGATTGTCCCCAAGATGAACATCAAAATAATAAATAGGTCTATAATCAAAATGCGGCATATCACCATCTATATAAACTATTTGTGTTGCTACCGACCCTACTAACCTTGTCATTCTTTCAATATGCTTCATTCTTGCATCTTTCATGACAGTTAAATCTTTATATCTGCTATTTACATTTCTGTTAGCGCCTACTGTGTATATACGACTCATTTTATTAATAAATCGTTTAGTAAAGTTAGCTTCGTAACAAGGAACTTCTCTAAAAGCATTAGCATCAAAATATTGATATATATATTGAGATGTGTTAGATCCACAATAATAATTTATAAGTTTTCTTATGTGGTCACGCCTAGATTTTGCTTGGCTTTGTTTAAACTCTTTAACTGAATCTTTTATTATTTGTTCTACTGTCATCTTTTCCTCACTATTAATTCTTGTTGTTTAATTGGAAACCTGTTTATGAAAAAATATCTCAACATATCGCATCCATGGTCGTGAAAACCATCTTTTAATGGATCTTGTTTTAAATCTTTTCCTTCTGCATGTTCTGGATAGCGATAATTTTCTAAATCTTCTGCCATTCCTTGACAATTTTTATTAATGTGTAAATAGCGTTTTCCTTGCGCATTTTCTATAAAGCTTCTTACATGAGAAACTCCAGAAGCTATATTTCTTGATACTTTATCTCTTATTGTTTGAATCTGTATCCCATTTTGTCTAAAAATTTCTATATCCCCCATACCTGATTGGCCTTGAGCTTGTTTTCCAGCGGGGTCGCCATAATATGCCCTAACATAATATGGTTTTGCTTTAATTTGTCTAATAAGTTCATCTGTTTTAATATTTTGCTCATGTATAATTTCATCAATTACATTTATATGCCATTCCCCATTAATCATTTGCGTTTGAAACCAACCTACTGCTGGCATCCTGTAACCAAAATCAATACTACAAAAAGTAGGATAGTTTGGATTATATGGAAAATAACCTACATCTAAATTACGATCAAATGGATAAACTTGCCCAGCAAATGTTGTAAACTTAGCGCCATACTCTTGATCATAAGACTCTTGGGCCATATTTCTTTTTCTTTCAAGAAGAAAAGAATCATTTTTTCCGTCTGGGAACGCAAACTGATTTTCCCAAGAAGGTGCTTGATGAGATTCCCACAATTCATCTCTTTGCCCAAGCAAAAACATATCATAAACCCAATTAAATCCTTCAGGAGTAGTAATAAATATTGCTTTTCCTTTTCTATCTGATAAAGTAGGAGATAAATACATATCCCATATCTTTCTTTTAACTTTGGCAGCCTCATCAATAATAAGTAGATCTAAGCCCTCACCTACTAATGAATCAGGGTTATCTGCAGATTTGCCTTCAACTACAGTTCCCCATTTAAATTTTATGTATCTTTCTTTTTCAGATGCTCTTACAATATCGTTTTGATGCCCAACTACCATCTTTTCCCAAATTTCTCGGAACATTAAGTCTGCCTTGTCGTAAGATAGACCAACACACCATATTCTTTTATTTGGTTGAGATGCTACAAATGTGGCTTCCATAGCAGAACAAGTTGTTTTGCCAAACCTTCTACCACACACCATAACAAAAAACCGAGCCGTATCTTTAGTTGGATAGTGCAATTTTTCTTGACCTTTATGAGGATTATAACCCATAAAATCAAACCAAGATCTCTTAAAATCTAATTCTTCTGTTAAATTATTTTTCATTAAAGGTTGCAATAAACAACTGCCCTAAATTAAGTTATGGCAGATGTAATATACAAGATATAGTATTTTTAATTTTGAATAACACATAATAGGAGGGCAGTATGTCCGAAGAAAACCAAACAGTAGTAAGCAAAACAGTAAGTGAGCAACCTACACAAGAAACACCAACATCTTCGCCTGATGATGGTGCGTTAATCGCAGAAAGCAAAAAGTATAGAAAAAGGGCGCAGGATGCAGAAACTCGTATAGCTAATCTTGAAAAACAGATTGCAACAGAAAAAGAAGATTTTAAAACCCTTTATGAAAAGGTGTCTTCCGAAAATGAAACTTTATCATCTGTAGCTAAAAAATGGACTAAATATGAAGAATCTAGACGAGTATCATTAATGGAAAAACATCCTGAAGAAGACAGAGAATCCTTGGCTAGTTTAGACCTAGAAACTCTCGAATTTGTAACAAATAAAATTACCGATGCTAAACCAAATGCACCTGAATTGGCTGGACAAGCTAGATCAGAATCTTTAAATAAGCCTCTATCAGAAATGACAGAAGAAGAAAAAAAAGCAAATTGGGGAAGCATTCTTAAACAGTTTAAATTAAAATAATAGGAGAAGAAAAAAATGAGTTTAAGTAACCCTCTAGCTTCTAATATGCTGATTGGCGGTGTTAACAGTTCCTCTACTTTAGGAGCTAACGCAGACACACTTGCCCTTGAATTTGTACCTGAAATATGGGGACAGGCAATATTAGAATCTTTTAATAAAAATACAGTACTTACGCAATGTGGTACTGATCTTTCAGGAATTGCGAAAGCGCAAGGTGGTGATAAAATTAGATTGCCACATATTGGTGTTCCAACAGTAAAAGCTGTAACACAAAATGCAGAAGTGTTAGAGCAAGATAATAGTGGAACTGATACAGGTGTTGATACTGAACTAATTATAGATCAGCATTATGCAGCGCCTCTATGGCTACCAGATGCAGTAAAAGCTCAAGCAGCTTATGATATGTTTAGCTTATATTCTGGTCAATTAGGTTATGCTATTGCAAAAGCAGTTGATAATCATCTAATGTATACAGTTGTTGCTCAGCTGACTTCAGTTTTAGGTAGTGGCGATGGTGTAAATGCTAACGCAACAATGAATGTTGAAGTTGGAGAAGCATTAACTCCTGCTCACTTGGCATCTTTAATGGGAATTATTGCTGGTGAAACTGGAAGCACAGATGGTTGGAAAATCGTTCTAGGGCCTAAAGCTTATGGATCATTAGCTAATACAAGCAATTTTGGAAACTCTTGGACTCAAGGTCTAGGTGGGATTGCTTCTGATAATAACATACTTGGAAAAGGTGTTGTTGGAAGCTTGCTTGGTATGCCTGTTATTGCATCTAATAGCGTATTTATGGATGTTGGTTCTGTAGCTGCTGCTGCAGGAGCAGGAATTCCTACTGCTTGGGATGGTTTTGACACAGGTGCATCTACTGATGATGATTACTTGAGAGGATTTGCAATTCACGATAGCGCTTTATATTGGGCTATTCAAGATGCAAATGTTAAGCAATCATATCAGCATACATATATGTCTGACTTAATTTCTACAGACGCATTGTATGGTGCTACTTGCAGAACTGCAGACTCGGCTGGTAACAGAAGAGTTATAGCATTAACGGATAGCAAAACTTAATAAATAAGTTAGCTTAAATATATGGTAGGGGGGAAACCCCCTGCCATTTATATTTTAAACCATAAGGGAAGAAATGAGAAAATTTAAATACAATGGTATAAGAGTTAAAGACAGAGGCGAGATTCGTGGTTTTGCCGATGAAAAACTTACTGATAAAAAATTGCAAAGGTTGAAAGATAAAGGATGGGAAGAAATAAAAGACAAGCCTAAGCCTAAACCTAAAAAGAAAAAATCTAAAAAGAGTGCAAAATAAATACGAATACTGGACAGAGCAGTATCACATTATGAAAGATATAATAGAACAATTAAAGATTCACGAAGGATATAAGCCTAAAGTATATAAGTGTACGGCTGGAGTAGACACGATAGGCGTGGGCTTCGCCATTAAAGACCTTTATTTATCTGAAGAAGTATGTGAGTTGATCCTTACTGAAAAATTAGAAGTATTAGAAAAAAGCTTTGAAAATACATTTGATTGGTTTAAGACAAGTCCTATAGAAGTTAGAAATGTTATGCTTAATATGGCATACCAATTAGGCTTTAGAGGATTTTGCAAATTTAAGAAAACCATAGCGTACCTACAAGAAGCAGAGTGGGAAAAAGCATCGGAAGAGATGCTTGATTCCAAGTGGGCTGTGCAGACTCCCAACAGAGCTAAAGAACTATCCGAAATAATAAAATCTCTTTAGTTGCTTTTTATCTACGCCATAAGGTAAATTATGTCATCTGATGAATACCTAAATAAGGTTCTAGCTTGCCCTAGATGCTACAATACAGGTCTAACTAAAAGTGGTTTTGACAAATACAAGCAAAGATATGAGTGTAGGGGCTGCAAGTATAGAACTGTTAATCCTATAGAGGATTTAGAGCTTCTCCGAGAGAATGTAAGGTATAGAAAACAGAAGCAGAAAGCCCAAGATGTTACCAGGATAGAAAGAAAGGGCTTCAGGGAACACGCAAGAATTGAGAACGCTGTAGAAGAATACAGCAAAGAATTAAAAAAGCTTTTTGAAAAGAATAGACTACATAAGCTCACTAAAAGTCATAAGATTAGTAAAAGGGCGGTTGGGGTCATCCAATTTAGTGATGTTCACTTTAATGAATTAGTTGAACTTCAGAACAATAAATATGACTTTAAAGTTGCCTCGCAACGATGCCAATACTTTGTAGAAAAGGCATCAGCTTATTTTAAGGTTAACGGAGTTAGCCAAGTCGTGGTTGCTTTAACTGGAGATCTAATGAATAGTGACCGAAGGCTGGATGAATTACTTAATCAGGCTTCAAATAGGGCGAAGGCTACCTTTTTAGCAGTCGATATAATGCAGCAAGTCATACTCGACCTAAATAAAAGCTTTAATGTAAGTGTTGCAAGTGTAGTAGGAAATGAAGGGCGTGCCAATAAAGAATTAGGTTGGTCAAATTCAGTAGCTACAGATAATTATGATTATACTATATTTACTTGTTTGAGGTACCTGTTTAAAGAATCAAAGGTACATTTTATAGATGGCGATCCATCTGAAATAGTCATAGATGTAGCAGGACAAAACCTTTTAATGCTTCATGGTCATGGAGCGATAAGTGCAGGCGTAGAAAAGTCTATAAACCAAATATGTGGAAGATACTCTATGAAAGGTATCAGAATAGACTATGTTATATTTGGGCATGTTCATTCAGCTAGAGTAGGGGATTGTTTTGGCAGATCTTCAAGTATGGTAGGAGCAAACGATTACTCTGAAAAAGCTTTAAATCTCGGTGGAAGAGCAAGTCAAAACGCTTATGTGTTTTATGATAATGGAAATCGAGATGGAATTAAAATAGACTTGCAGAATGTAAATTGTAATGGTTACGATATTGATAAAACTTTGGAGGCGTATAATGCAAAATCAGCTAAAAAAACCAATAAAAAAGAAACGATATTCAAGGTGGTCGTATAGTACATCCTCTTTACTTTACTCTCCATACTCTATGGCTAAGACGGCTAGTTGCACTACGCTTCCAAAATTTTCAAGGAATATTGATGCTAGATAGTTTAAGAACAGTAACAGCAGGTGCAAGTGGCATGGTTGTTACTTGGATGGAATGGTTGCCTATATTAGTAAGAGTTTTAGTTGGGTTGGCAACATTCGTATATATATGCGCAAAAATTTATAAGTTAATGAAGTAATGAATGAACGAAGAGGAATTACAAAAACAAGCAGAAGGGTTCTTGGGAAACTGGGTATGGCTGTTTGTATCTGGAATTGCTTTACTATTATTTAAATCGACTATAGAAACCGTGGTTGAAGGGGTAAAAATCTTTTTTGGTAAGGATTTAAATACCGACGATGTAGTGATACTAGACGGTCGCCCTGCAAGAGTTATAAGGGTTGGTTTTTGGAAGACAACATTCTTTGCTTACGATATTGGAACTGCCAATGGAAAGCCGTTTGTAAAAGGTGGAACAAAGATACAGATCCAAAACGATAAGCTTAAAGACCACACGATAGAAAGACCATTACAGATGCTAGATTTAAGCAAGTGGGAAGAAAAATGATAAGAAGTAGTTTGCAAGACAAAAAGTTGTTAAAGATGATGAGAAGCGAATTAGACATTAAAATAAATAGCTTTGGTTTAAAAATAAGAAAACTTGAAAACGAAATAAGAAGTCTTCGTGGGAAAGTTAAAAGATTAGAAAATAAAGGAGAATGATATGGACTTTTTAGGACTAGGATTAGGATTAGGTGGTGGTGGAATTTTACTTTTTATATTAAAAAAGATACCAAATGAAAAGATTTGTGCATTTGTAGAAGGTGGGTTTGAAAAGCTTGGTGTTGCTATGACAGCAGGATTAAGCAAGTTTAAATGGACTAAAGGTGTCTGGAATAAAACTATAGAGCCTTGGTTTATCGATTTAATAGATAATATATTCGGATCAATGGTTAGAGGTCTGATTAAAGGTTTAAAGTCTGACAAATAATGTTACAGAAACTCGTTATCAATAAAATTATTAACCTTTTAGCTAAAAACTTTAAGTTGTTTAAAGTATTAGAATATGTTGAAAAGCCTAATGAGTTAGATCATAAAGTGCTAGAGTTAGAAAACAAGATATTAAAACTAGAAAAACTGCAACCCAAAATAAAAAAAATAGAAAAAAGGTTATCGATTTTTAAAAAATGAGCAACCAATTAACAATAAAAGGGCCGCTAAGTAAAGACTTTCAGCAAATCTATGTTGATGATAATGCTACAGGTATTTTTATTAACAATGAAGGAAAAATAAAAGGCTCAAACTTATCTTCTAATACAGTTGATGGAGAAGTAACGATTGGAGACAATAATCAACTACATTTAAATAATAATACAATAATTTCAAGAAGTTCTAGCGACCTCGAGATAATAGCTACAGCAGGGATAGACTTAGAGCCTGAAAATGGAGTAATACAGTTTATAGATAAGGATGGAAGCAATCATATTGTTATAGGAAATATTCAAATAGATGGGGCAGGTTTAACAATAGCTCCAATTAATTTAGGCAATCTTACATTAGATGTTGGGGGGACATTAACACAGGATTCAGGATTAGGAAGGTTTGTTGCTAGTAAAGCAGGAACAGAGTTTAGTGCAACTAATAGTGCCTATGCAGGTATGATTTTAGGCTATACTCATTTATCCCCTACAACTGCACAATATGTTAATCTAACAACAAGTCTTGCAGTCGTAGATGCTGATGCTAAAGTTACTTTTGTGGCACCACCAAGTGGAAATGTTGAGATTGGGGTTAATTATTTCAGGGATTCATTTCACTCTAATAAATCAATAACTTCTGCATTATCTGACAATGCTACATTTAACCAAGCAACTGCTGAACTTGGAGATGGCTCAACTACTTGGGATTTGGCTTATGTTTATGGTGGAGATTTAGCAGATGAAACAGATGATAGATACAATACAATAAAATTTGTAGCAGGTGGATTGACAGCAGGAAGCTCATATACATATTGGCTTGCACTTGCAACTAGTGGAACTACTACTAGAATAAGATATGGTGGAAGGCAAGATACTGACCCTGATAGATTTTATCCACCAATAATAATGAAGGCAACAGCTTTACCTGCCTCAATACATACAGATAGTTAGGAGAATAAATGGCATTGACAGACAAAACAATAGCAAGCACATATAAAGACTTGTTGACTCTAAACAACTCTAATAGTGGTATGGCATCAAACGGAACCGTTATTCAGGATGGCAACGGAACAGACACCGGAATTAAGTTGGGTCAAAAATCACTACAATTTACTCCTGCGGTAAATACTTCATCAACAATGGTTGTGAAAAATGCAGGAGGCACTAAAATATTTAATGTAGATGGCTCAGAAAATGCAGTTAAGGCAGGGGCGACTCTTTCTAATGTAAATACTCAATATTTAAGATTTGGATCAAAAGACATAGATGTGGATAGTGGAACACATATTGGAGTGCCTATCGCAGGAATGGGAGCAAATGCAGTCGTAACTTTTGGGACAGGGGCAAACCCTTCAGCTCCCGCAGTAAGTAATAACGGAGATGATTGGATTCACTATCTGCATTATGTAGATGTAAATATAGTTATAGATGCAGTAACTGTTTTAGTAGGAGCAACAACAGCAACGGGAGATTCTATTAATTTTCATCTATTGAGTTTAGCTACAAGCGACACAACAACTGTAGATGAGTGGAGTAGCACTACAGTTGTAGCTGACCAATCTATCGGTCTTTTTAATGGAGGGTACGAAACATTTAACAAGACACCACTAGACATACAGTCAGCAAATGTAGATTCAGGAAATTATTTAGCCTTCACAATAGAAGGAAACGGAACTAACTCGGATTATAGCGTAAATGCTTTAGTTCGGTATCATTTAAGATAAAGGAGATATTATGGCAGGAACAGACTCAATACCGGCAACCATGCAATATTCAGGAGGACTACCAACAACTAGAGGAGGCAGCGTAGCGTCAAAACCAGTAGTAGAAAAACAAAGCGCAGTATCTAAGGGAACTTCAAATAGAATATTTGCAATATCATCAGCTTCATCAAGCGCTACAAACGAAGCTATGCCTTCAAGAATTGAGGTTTCAAACGATGGGTTATGCCCAATAAACATACTTACTGGATATGAAACTTATTCTAATGAAACAACAGGCGCAGGAAAAACTAATTATTTACATACAATGTTATTACCAGGAGAATCTTTTTCTCCACCTGTAAGAAGCGTTATATCTACAGAAGTAGATGGAAGTGATAATCCTTTAACTACTCAATTTGATGGAACTATAACTAACTCTGGAAACTATGCAGTTCCAGCTTCTGCGGGCGAATCTAATCTTAAGACAGCTTCAGGTGCAACTGTTGTTTCTGAAGAGTTAAACGATACAACTGACCCTATTGTTATAGAAACAAATCTTGGCCACGAACTATTCCGAGTAGGTGACCTATTGAGGGTAGCTAATGAGATATTGAGAGTTGAAGGCACATACGATGACAACCCTACATCTTCTACTGTAGCTGACAATCATATTATAGTTTCAAGAGCGCACTACGGAAGCGCTGTTGCAAGCCACAGCGGAACACCTGCTATAAATTTTGCATTTTTTAATGCATATCACGAATATGATACCTTTTCACTTGCTCAAACAGACGCATTAGGAAGATTTAAGATAACTAATATGTTTGGACTAGCTAGAAGTCAAACCGCAACAGCTAATGTCGGTATAGTTCCTGGATCTTTTGCTTTAAAGTTTTATGAGCCAGGGTATCAAGAATTTGGTTTAAATGGAATTACTATAAATACAGAGTCAGGTTTAACAGCAGGATCAACTTATTATGTAAAAGTTAGTATTGACGGAGCTACGGCTGAAGAAGTTTCATTTGCAGTTGATGCTACCAATACAAAGTTTGGTGGAAAAAATGGGATAGTATCTAAACTTCAAGCTGCTATTGACGCATTATTTTATGATAAATCTAAAAACAATTTTGAGCTAGGTGCTGAAGTTACTATAAATGGAGGAGATATTAGAGTTACATCAAAACAAAGAACCAGTAGTTCTGCTATAGCTTTGACGGCTGCAACAAGCGGGGGAGCGGCTTCTACTAGATTATTTAGTGGAGACAACGCTATGGGAAGACTAGCAGGAACTCCTAAAACAGCAGTAGCGGCAGACTTGCCAGATTTAAATGTTTATGATAAAATAACATACGGAACCACTCCAAGTACAAAAAATTTAGTTTACGATGACGGTAGAGGCAATTTAATAGGTGCTGCTAGTGGTACTATAAACTATGAAACAGGGGCTTTTGATATGCGTGGTGGAATGGCAAATGCTTCATTTAAATATTTAGTTAATTATAATTCGGCTTTTTCAGGTAAGCTAAATGAGGGAGCGGCAGGAAGGATAAATTCTGTAAAAGAAATATTAGCTAACACATTCAGTCAAAAAAATGGTAGTGTTGTTTTAAAGACATACAAATAAAGGATTGATTGATGCCGAATAAAAAAGCTAAACAAAAAAAGTATGAAAAGAAGAAAAAGCGAGAATCTATTAAAAAATATAAAAGATCTAAAAGAAAGAGGAGATAAATAATGGCTCAAGCACCAACATATATTACACATGCAGAATTAAAAAGAATATTTCCTCAAATGGATGAGTTTGACCAAAAGACTCCTATTTATGGTTGGAGTCAAATGGGGAGTGGAAACATATACGAAGCTAATGATACAGGCTTGGTAACTGCATTATTTTCCGATGGTAGAGAACTAAATGGAGCAACTTCATTATCAACAATAGCAAGTGGAACATCAACTACAAGCACAGCCTTAGACGATGCTCCTGACGCAGATGCGACTAACTTTAATACAGTAACCTTGGCTGATGCTAACGGATTTGATGTCGGAGATGTTGTGTATTTAGGTGTTTCAAATCAAGAAAAAGTCCTTATAACTGGAAAATCCTCAAACACACTTACTATAAGAAGGGGATTTGACGGAAGCTCTATCTCTGCATGGTCTACAAGCACAGGAGCTTCTAAGATACTTGAGCTTACTGAAGAATATAATTGGTATTACAGTTCCTCGGATGATATGGTTTTATTGTATAGCTCTACAGATCCAAATGACCTATTAATAGAGGCAGGAGAAGACTTTAGCACTATGGTTACTCAATACGCAGCAGATGCAAGCCGATACTTTGACTCAAGAGTTGACCCTTCTTTACCTAAAAACCAATTAAAAGATAAAGCTGGAAATTACGACTATATGGTTGTTAGAACAGTTGGCTTGATCGCTGCTTCTTTTATGATTAAAACTAAAGACCACGCATCTGAACTAGCTGTATCCTTTATGGAAGAAGCTAATAATAATATAGCTTTACTAAATGAAGGTAAGGCGGCTCTATCTTGGCAGAACACAGCAGATGCACCTCAAGGCACTATAAGAGATGTAAGTTATACAGATGGCTCTGTAAGACCTGTAGATACTAGAGGTGAGTATTCTGGTACTTTTGATCTTATTAGAGTTTTGATTGTCAATGGTGGTGCAATGGATGGCACGGCTACTTACTCTGTTTGGGTTAAAAATGGGGATAAATTAGGAAACCAACAAGGAACTCAAGTTGTTACTGCCGAAAAAATTAATGGTGACTTTCAAGCTCTTGCAGGAGGCTTACAGATAAGATTTGGTGGAAACACAAAGACTTCTGTAGCTACAGCAACCAACGAGTGGGAAGTAGAAGTAACAGGAAGAGGAGAATATGTAGACTCGTCTGATATGAAGTCTATTAAATTAACACGAAGTGGAACACCTGTTAGAAGGTACTATAAATAATGCCTAGTTTAGTATCAGGGGGAACATTTGAAAATAATTGGAAAAACATTCTTGATAAATTAAGAAATATTCTTCGTGCAGAATTTAAAGGAGCTTTGCCTGTATATATAGGAGAAGAAGGTAGTGAAGGAAGTCAATTTATTAGACTTGATCCAGTTGGTAGTGATTTAACAGACTTGAGCGTTACAGGAGAAATTAGAGAATACACTATTGATGTTTTTTATTATTTTGCAGAACATAATGTTAAAAAGGCTGCATTAGATCATGTTTTAAGATATGTATCAAGAATTGAAGCACTAATACACGACAATATAACAATGACATTGTCAGACACTAACTCAAGCAATGTATTTAATTGCAGGCTTGAAACAACGGAACTTAACCCTGATGCAGAATCAGGTGTATATGTGGTTCAATGGGAATACAAATGTCAACATCAAGGTAATATAGCATAATAGGAGAAATTTATGAAAATTAAATTAATAGACAAAAAGATGGATAATGCTTTTTCATACAGAGGCTTTAGCATTGAAGATTTTAATTCTTTAAACAAAGGCGATGTTTTGGAAGTTAGCTCAATACCAAAACACGCAAAAGAATTTGTGAAAGAAATAGGCAGTTCGTCAGTAAAACCAAAAGTAAATAAAGGAGATAAATAATGGCTTTAGTATATAAAACCCATTCCCCTAAACAGTTTATAGTCGGTGTTCAGGCGCAAACTGAATATGGGGTAGGGATAACAAGTAGTATGACTAGAATGGATGTAGATTCTATTTCTATGCCTAGCCTTAATCCAATACAAGTGCTTGATATGAAAGCTGGTAGTGGATATATGGTGCAATCAGGTGATATTTTTCAAACTAACAAACTTACTGTTAC